CGATTATTGGTATTTAGGATGGTTACCCCTCCCCAAAAGAAATAAAGACAAGGAAACGAAAATTGAGCAAGCCACACCATCCAGTAATCAGGGAATTACTTAAAAAACACTCTGATGGATTAACAGTAAATGAAATTTGCAGCTTTACAGGAATTAGAGATAGCAACATATTGCGTTCACTTAAATCAATGCCTGATGTCTATATCGACAGATGGCTTGTTGCTAAACAACAAAAACGTGAACAAGCGGTATGGGTTGCTGTAGAAGTACCGGAAAATTGCCCTAGACCAGAAAGGAAATTAAATGCCAGACCTACCAAACTTCGCAGCGTGGAGCAACCAGAACTTGGCAGACTTTTGTACGGATTCGTACATCAGAATGCAGGAACAACAAGCGGATATTGAAGAACTTAGATTGTCTCTTAAAGAGGTATCAGAGGAAATAACGGATATCCTGGCAATCATTAAGAAACATTTCAATTAAAAAAGGGGGCCAATGCCCCCTTCTCAATCCATTGAGTTAAATTACTCAACGCACTCTTCCTCTTCCTCTTCCTCTTCCTCTTCTTCGCACTCGTACCAGTCATCAGACTCTTCGTCGTACCAGTACCAAACTTCATTCTCTTGATCTAGCCAGTACGCAACGCCATCCTCGTCAAACTCGTACACCTCAACATCCTCATCTTCTGCTTCATCTACAAATCGAACAAACTCGTTCAACATTGCCAGTTTCCAAAAAGAATCTGTAGAAATCTCAATGCTTTCGCCAAAACCAAAGTTAATCGTCATCTCAAAGTCCATGATCTGCTCCTAAAAATTGATGTAGCACCGCGCCACAAACACATCTTAGCTCATGTAAATTACAGATTAATACTTTGAAACGTTTATTACGTTTCCACGAAATTCTATGTGATCTTTGTCAAAAACCTGTACAAGTTCTGGTTGTAACAAGTGTCCCTTCCAAAACGTAAGAACGGCAAAACCACTTCTCCAGTTGGTAGGGTTGTCTTCTAGGTAGTCGATAAATTGAGGGCCTACAGGCTCTGCAAGGGTTCCGGTATCTACCCCATACCTTGTACCGTTAAGGTCGCTAAAAGGGGCTACCTTGAGGCTGTGAAGGTGTCCTGTAATGTAGGACTTACCAGACATAACAGAGTTGTTATAAACTGCGTGTATTCCACCTTTCCAACGATGTTTAATTACTACATCATCAGTAGGCCAGCAAGACCAGGCTGGTGTCCACGCTTGAAAATGATCTTTAAGCGTAAAGCCTTTTATATGAGCAAACTCAGGTACACGATTCGCCAACGTATTTTCAAAACGCGCATCATGGTTTCCAAGAGTCCAAATCAATTTGCATTGACGATTACCTTCTTTGGCTGCTGTTTCTATCTCTTCCAACGAAGCTTCACAAGCTTTTAGCTCTCCTATTAGACTAGGCTTGCTATCCCAACCGATACGAGGGAATCGTGATATGGAAGCACCGTCAAAAGCATCACCATTATTGATGACCGCCCTGGGCTTAAATTCTTGAATAGCCCATAGAAGACCTTGGAATGCTGTGGAACGTATTCCAGGCCAAAAGTGTGCATCACTAAATACGATAACTACACCGTTAAGTAGTCCAAGATTTGCACGTACATTGTGCGGAATTTGTACATAATTCTTTTGGTACTTTAGACCTCTGCTGTCATCAGCTTGAAGAACAATGTTTCTTTTTTCTTCTAAACTTCTACGTCTGTTGTTAACTCTACGTTCTGACATTCCAAGAAATTCTGATACTTTTTTCGTAGAATGGTATTGATTCCAAGTTTTTATGAAAACTTCATCACTACATATTTCTTGTGCCATGAAAAACCTTCAGAGTTAATCTTTGCTTTATAACCTATTTTTATTGCATATTTACGTTTATGCCATCATTGAAGATGAAATAGTTTGTACATGAGCAACTCGATTCATCCAACCATTTAAGAATTTTTGTTGAGTTGGGTTGTTCTGAACAATAGTCTTGTAAAAAGAAGTTTTTTGATCGCTAAAAGCTTTAAGCAAAGCAGCAGGATTTATTGCTTTGACCTTGCCTAAGGTTACCTGTCCTATAGAACCGTCAGGAACGGCTCCTACAGCCTGTTGGAGGAACTTGGAAGCCCTGCCAGTACCAGCGTTAACCCCAAAGTCAAACACTGCGTAATCGACCCCTTTAGGCAGATCGTCACAACAAAGCTTGTCCCAATACATTTTTTTGTAAAACGGTTTGACAGTATCAGCAGTCAATGCCTTCATCTCACCATCTTTGATTGGACGTTTAAGGTACTCTGACCAGGCTTGTTTCGTTACTCCCAAGTTGGTTTCACCACCAGCATCATCCTTGTCCCAAACATACCCACCCTCAGATTTAAGGATGTTCTTAAAAGAAGCGTCAAAGTTTTCAATCATTTTTAGGCTCACTTTGATGTAATAGCTGGTCTTTGGCTTGACTGCCAGCACTAGAACCAAAGTAAAAACTAATAATTCCTGTCCATGCAGTTCCTAAACTACCCAACATAATGTCAATTTGAGGAGCATGGTCTATCTTTCCGTACATTAAACCAAACAAAATTCCAAAGAATCCCAATGTCACACCTACTGCCATTACAGAAGGAATCCAAGACTTAGTAGCTATCTGCATATCACGAGCAGATTTCTTGTCTTCAGCAATCAATTTAGCAAAATCTAGATTCATAGATTGAGCTTGTTTCTTTAGCTCTAGTTCTGCCATTTGAATAGCAGCAACTTGAGAAGCATCCAGCTTGCCGCTAGAAATAACGTTTTGAACTTCTTCAGGAGATATTCCAAGGGCTTTAGAAACTGCCGATACCGCCATACCAGCTAAAGGGCCACCAAATGCCGTAGCAATCGTAGGTGCTATTTGTGATAACCAATCCATATCAACTCCTTTTAATAAGAAATTCCCAAGCTAAACCCCCGATGGGGACAATCATTGCAATAGCAGCAATAAACAACAGGAAGTTCATAATCGTATTACCAACAGCTTCCCTGTCTTTCTGCTTTCTTTCTTCCATCACCCTTTCCATGTCAGACCGTTCTTTATGCATCCTGACTCGCTCTGCCATCATCTCTTCCCATACAGGAGCATTTCCGGTCATAAACAATAGGTCTTTCAAGTACCTTTCATGGTCTCTCAAAGCCTTAGATGCCATTGCTATCTTTAAAGACTCTGCGTTTATTTGAGCATCTGTCTTCTGGATATTGGCTATTCTGACCTTTGTAGAAGCTGCGTGAACCTGGTCTGCTGCTGAGTAAAACTCACTAAATTGACCGTAAAGAGATTTAACATCTTTACCTAAAGCAACAGCCTTCTTGATCTGATCTACCACAGTCTGTGCCGTAGCAATGGCAATACTGATGGAGATTGGATCAATCACTTTATAGTCCTAAGTATCCATTGGCAAACCTTGTTATCCTTTACAAATTCGTTTATTCCAATCACCTGATTGGGTTTCAATTCTTTACATACCAATACTAGTTTTTGCTGAGTGTTAGGCCAAGGATTCTCTCCAGAAGCAAGGATGCTACTTAAAACCGTGCTGTTTAGCAAAGTCAAGAAGAACATAACCAACCCCAAGGATAAACATCCAGACAAGACCAGTTAACGTTTTTTCGATAATTGCTTTACGAAGAGCTATAGATTGAGCTTCACTCTCAATAGCCATCCTGACCCAACGTTGTTCTTCATCTGTCAACGAGTTAACGGCTTTAAATTGGAGCATTAACTCCGCTATAAATTCAGTGCGTTCTTCAGGTGACATGATATTTCCTATCGGGGAGGAGCTACAGGTAATAGTGTGTTTCGGCTAGGAAGCTGCCGATAAGGAGATTGTATATCTGCCATTAAACGTTCTCTGTCTGTCATTCCAGAAAAAGAACCAACTTTATTCAAATACTGTCGTGCTGCTTTTTCATATTCAGCAGGAGACAACGTTTGTTTTAAAGTTTCTAATGTTTTACGAACTTCAGGACGCTTTAAAGCATCATCCCTTTGAGTAATTGTTGGAGCACCAGCCTCACCGTGATATAAACCAAGCCCTGCTCCTACTCCTGGAACAGCAGCTAATGGTAAAGCTTGTGCTTTTGAGTAATCGCCTTCTCCCGCTGCATGAGCAGCATCTGCAACAGCAAGCACCATTGCAATAGAACCACCTTTGGCTACTGCATTTTTAATTGCGTTTGGAGAAGTAACAACTTTTCCTTGAGGTGTATAGCCAATTTTTTCACCAAGTGCTTTTGTACCAAATCTTCCAGCATCTTGTTCAGACGCAGGAAGTTTAGAAGCAAAAAATGGAGCTAACTCAGAAGGAATTCCTTTATTAATTTTGCCTTGAACAATCTTATAGTTTTCATCTGTACCAATGGGTTGTCCATTGTTAAAGTAGTCAACTATGGCTGCATAAGCATTTTTGCCGTAAGTATTGGTAATGCTTACATCACCAGAACCATATCCTTTTAGAACAACTTTACCTTCAGGAGCATATTTAGCTTGAACTTCAGGAGGTACAGCAGCAGCAGCATTTTGAACCCTTGGAGGAATTGATCCTTTTACTTCAGCTAATTGTTTAGGCAATTCACCAGTTGGTTGAAGCGTTACATTAGTAGTTGGTTTAACAGGAGCATTAGCGCCCTCAGGAGAAGCTTTAGCACTTACTTCTGTAGTAGGTTCAGTAGTTCCTGTTAAACGTTCTATTGCTAATTTTTCTTCTGCACTTGGGGTAACAGTACCTTCTGTAAAATCAGGAATTGTTTCTTTTAAACTTTTTAGTTCATTATTAATATCTGCTAAAAGTGCATCTGATTGAGCAAATTTAGGGTCAATTTCAGGCGTTGAACCTAATGAATTTATTCTGTTAATTTCTTCTATATGAGCATTGGTAGCAGCCCTAAGTTTTGCTTGAGCTTCTGCTTTTCTTATTTGTTCTTGTTCAGGAGTTTCACCAAATTTAGAATACTCACTATTTATTACTTCAGGACTGTTTTTAACAGCTTCTAAACGTGCATTTGCTTCTGCAATTGCAGCATTTCTTTTGGCAATTTCAGGATCAACAGGAGCTTGTGTTACAGGCGCTACAGAAACTTCTGGTGTAGCAGTCAATCTTGCTTTTAATTCTTCAATAGTTGTAGGAGTTGATTGAGCAACAGGTTGAGCAGGAGTCATTCCCTGCATATCAAATGTTGGCTCTGGTCGAACTACTGGTTTTTGTGAAACGTTAAGGTCAGGATCAATTCTTGAAAATAATTCAGGCTCTGCATTGGGAGATGCATTTGGCGTTTTTCCACCAAGTATCTTATCTTTCAACGTTTTATATACAGCTTGACCACCCAAAGCAGCAGCACCACCAACAGCAGCACTAGCTAAAGGATGTTCTTTAATGTAATTAAAAGC